AATGCATTACTATCCATAAAAAATATTTTACCGTTTTTATGTTTATCAAATACTTCTTGTCTATGTAAATGTATTTCACTTTCAACACTACTAGATTTAAAACCAAAGATTACAGCAACATCTGTTGAGTGATAAGTTTGATCTTTATTATAAACTACTTCGTCTTTTCCGATCTTCTCTATACCTTTTCCAAAGTTTTCAATGTAATCTCTCTTATGACCAACAGCTGTGTTTAAAAATATTGTTACCTTCATTCTAAATCTATTTTGTTTGAGTCATCATACATATCAAACCATTCTTTTGAATAGTCACTATCTTTATATTTTTTAAAATATGGTCCACCATTTGTAAAGTGTACTAACTTTGCGTGATGATTGTATTGATACTCACCAACTAAATGATTCCACTCTACATCAATATTACCAATTAGTTCTTCATTTTCTAACCATTTAAATTGATGTAGTTGTAATCCAGTTGCACTATTTACATAATCAGGTGTAAGTGATCTACACATAGCATTATTAAAAATCATCATACTAGACCAGTTCTTTTTTGGATATGGAGTTTGTGGTTGATTCATAAACTTGATTGTACTATTAGGTGTGTAATCATGTTGTACACATTGAACAGCATACTTTGTAGTTCTTTGTCGCCATAATAACGATATATCAGCACGAGCTAACATATCACAATCCATAAAGATAGCGTGACCAGAATAGTTACAAAGATATGGCACCAGAAATCTACTAAACGCAAATTCTGTTGATTGTATTTTTACTCTTTCTCTAACAAATATGTCTCTTATGTTTTGTAATCGTATTGGTGTGATTGAGATAGGTTGCGTTGAGTGTTTTAATAAACTATGACTTAATGTGCTAAACCCTACCTTTTCATTATCATCATATCCTATGAAAATTTTAATCACAAATTAGCCTCTGGACTTTTACCTGTTAGTTTTCTCTTACCTTTTGTGTGGTCATAAACAGTTCCTAGTATTGATCTTGCTTGAACGTGTCCACCATCATTGTCACCTATATTATTATTTTGTACTTTCATATCACTTTCAAAAACTTTTCTTACATAGTCCCAAACATAACTATCATGGCATTCACCTAAATTATATATCTCATCAAAATCATACATCTTTTTCATATAACGAGCATAGTTTCTTGTTTGATCGTGTTGCATATTAAAATATAAAAAACCACATTCACTATAATGTTTACCACGACCTAGATAACTCATCATGCAATCGTCTTTGTGAATATGTTTTTTGATCCAATCTACATCTATTGATTTGTAGAATACACTATCTGCGTCAATACAAATTAAACCATCTACATCACTTGAACAATTATCTATGGCATGTGTATATGCATAAACTTTATATGAAAATCTTACGCCATCATCTTTAAATGACTTTACTTTTCTATGTTGATTTCTTTCTATGAATTTTTTGAGATCAGGTATCTTATCAAACATATCATCATCTTCATTATAAACCATTAAATCAAATGGCCAGTTGTAAGTGGATTGAAATCTGTGAGCGTATTCTTTAAATAACTTATTATTCCAACTAGTGACTACTTGAATTTTCATAACCAACTTTTGCTATATAATAACTATCAATAATATCTGTTACAGGATTATTTAACTTACCCATATCAAACATTTTTAATAAGTCTTGTTTTGTATGATCTTTAAAACTATCATACATCAATTGTTTATCTGCGTTACCTTTTCCTGACGCATGTTTTTTAACAACACTTGGTACAACTGTATCATACAATATAGAGGGTGACAGTTGTAATCTATATTTAAGTATACCGCAGTTCTCAGCAATTTGAAATACTGCTTGACCTTTTGAACCAAACGAATAACCTTCAATAAAAACTTTTGCTGTATCTTCTTTTTGTTTATGGATAATATCCAAGGCCCAACTAGAAATGTTAGTAAACCTTTCAATAGGTGTGTTATACTCTTTGTGTTCATAACCAAATATATTTTTACCAAATTTACCAATGTGTTTCTTTTTACTTGTAAGAAAGTGAAAAGAACATTTGTTAAAATCAAAGTCATCACCTGCAATACAAATCGCAGGACTATTTAAACTGTAATCAATTCCAACTATCGTCTGTTGCTTCTTCTGGTATTTCATGCTCACTATCTTCCTCTGATTCTACTTCGTATCCACAGAACGGACAAGTCAAGGGTTGTAAATCTTGTTCTTCTTCGTCCCACACTATGGTATATTTAGTAGTGCAGTTAGAGCACTTCTTTATTGCTTTTTCCATTATAGTTTAAATTTTTTAAATTGATCTTTCTTAACGTCTTGTTTTATTCCACCAATAACATAACTTTCTATTTCAGTTTCTTGTGGAGCATTCTGTGTACCTTTACTATTTAACCAGTGATCTATCCATGGTAATGGATTAGACTTTTGTTCATACGCAGGTGTTAAACCAATAGCTTTCATTCTTCTATTAGCCATATACTCTACAAATTGATGTAATAATTTTTCTGATAAACCTATCATAGAGCCTTTAGAGAAAAGATAAGTTGCCCATCTTTTTTCTTCTTGTACTGCTTCATCATACATTGCATATACTTCTTTGTCAGTATCTCTAATCACTTTATCCATAATCTTGTCTCGTTCAAGGTCTCTATAATTGTTTATTATTCTTTGTGAAACTGCTAAGTGTTGACTTTCGTCTCTTGCGATAAACGAAATAATCTTTGCTGATCCTTCTAATAATTTAAGTTCACCGAAAGCAAAACTACAAGCAAACGATACATAAAATCTTAAACCTTCTAATATGTTTACTGTAATTAAAGCCTTCCATAATTTTTTCTTTAGTTCATACTCATCAACTTTTGATTTATCTAAATGCCATTTATGACCTATTGAGATTAAATCATCATAACATTGTGTTACAGATTGAGCTCTCTTTTCTATCTTCTCGTCTTTAATGATTGTATCAAATACATCACTAGGATTAGAATATAAATTTTTTATAATGTATGTATAACTTCTACTATGGATTGTTTCCATAAAATCCCAAGTGACTATACAACCTTCTAGTTCTGGTAATGAAGTAAATGGTAAGAATGCTAAACAAGGACCACGACCTTGTACACTATCTAACATAGTTTGATATTTTAAATTAGAAGTAAATATATCTTTTTGTTCTGGTCTTAATTCTTGGTAGTCGTTTCTATCTTTTTGTAAAGATACTTCTTCTGGTCGCCAGAAATAACCTAACTGTTGTTGTGTCAACTTATCAAATATAGGATACTTCATTGTATCATATCTTTGTACAGCCAAGTCTTCACCAAAGAACATTGGTTGTTTTAAAAAACTGACATCTTTACCTTTGTTAAAAACTGATCTACTCATTTTATTTCTTTTCCTTTATTCCGTAAAAAAATTCTTCGTCATCGCCAAAAGTTATCTTCTGTTTATCTTCAACAGAATACTCAATAGATGATACTTTAAAGTCAGGAAACTTTAATTGTTTCGGACTATACGACTTATCATATATTAACATACGATTATTTGGTTGTGCCGCAAAATAACCATTATCTAATTTTAGTATGTTAAATGATTTATGTTGTGTCGGTAGTTCACTAAATGTAGTATTTAGTAGATTAGAATCCGCATGACAACTATCTATCGTAAACATATATGTGCCTTCTAGCCACACCTTACTAGGACTATAATACTTTGCTCTTTGTCCTTTTAAAAATCTTTTCTCTAATACAGATATATGATAACTAAAACAATCCCATAGTTCTAAATCTTCTAATTTCATATCACCCTCATAGTCTTTCTTCCATACAAAAGCTGATAGTGGAAGTTTATCATATACTGCACCATACTCTGGTAAGTAAGTTTCAAAGTATAATGCTCTACCTTGTATTGATTTAACGGCGACCCATAAACCATCTACTAGTTCACCGTGACCTTTTTCTAAATCATAAAGATATTCTTTCTTAACATATAACTCAATAGGTGGTAGATTTGCTTGTAAGAACATTATATTGTACACGAGTCACAATTCTCGTCCTCCATTTGTTTATCTTCTTCTGGTACATTATCTGTAAACCCTATTGGGTGTGATGGCTCATCTATATCTTTCTTCGCATCATAAGTGTTTTGATAGTATGAAGTTTTCCAACCTAACTTATATGTCATCAATAAGTCTTGTGCCATTTGAGATAGTGGCACTTGGTTTTCTTCAAAGTGTTCTGGATTGTATGACCAATTACCACTGATTGCTTGGTCAAAATATTTCTGCATGACTGATACTACATTTATATAACCCTCATTAGATTTCATATCCCATAACAAAGTATAGTTTGATTTTAGTTTCTTGTAATCTGGTACCACTTGTTTCAATGGACCTTTCTTACTTTTCTTAACACTTAAATAATCTCTAGGTGGCTCAATGCCGTTTGTAGCATTTGAGACCACACTAGAAGATTCTGATGGCATTTGAGCAGAGAGTGTGCTATGTCTGAGTCCGTGCTCTTTTATTTCTTTCCTTAACCACTCCCAATCGTAAGTTAGATTTCTGGTTACAACCTCGTCTACCTCTTTCTTGTAAGTGTCTATTGGTAAGATACCATCAGAATATTTTGTTCTATTAAAGTATTCGCAAGGACCTTTTTCTTTTGCTAGTTCACTACTTGCCTTTAATAGATAGAATTGAAATGCCTCAGTCAATTTATCAACTTGACGCCAGCCTAATTTTTGTTCGTATGAATAACCTTTTTTAGCTAGATAGTGAGCAAGACCTATATAACCTATACCTAAACTTCTTCTAGCTTTTGTTGATACTTCAGCAGCCATTACAGGATACTTTTGATGATCTATTATTTCATCTAAACTTCTTACAGCCAAGTCGCATAAATCTTCTAACTCGTCCCTCTTATCAATCTTTCCAACATTGATGGCAGATAGAATACAAAGGGCAATCTCACCTTCGCCATCTATGTGTTGGATTGGATCTGTAGGGAGTGTGATCTCTTGGCATAAGTTTGACATTCTAACCAAATCTTTAAATGATGAGTGAGTATTACAGTGATCTATATTCATAATATAAATTCTACCTGTCTCTGCTCTTTCTTTTAGTATGTCAAAAAACAATTCTTGTGCACCTATTTTCTTTTTCTTAATACTTAATTTTCTTTCTGCTTTTAAATACAGTTCATCAAACTCTGGTGTGCCCCAAGCTTCATATAACTCTGGTACCTCATGTGGTGAGAATAAAGTTATTTCTTCTTCATTAATAAATCTTTCATAAAATAGTTTTGATAATTGTATGGAGTAATCTAATTTTCTAACTCTGTTATCTTCACTACCTTTATTATTTTTAAGTACAATTATATCTTCTATTTCCTGGTGCCAAATAGGGAAGTGAACAGTAGCACTACCGCCCCTAACTCCGTTTTGAGTGCAGCACTTAACTGTTGCCTCAAATTTTTTAAGGAAGGGAATAACGCCTGTGTGCTGTACTTCACCCCCTCGTATCCTCGCATTGATGCCTCGTATTCTACCAGCGTTAATACCAATCCCAGCACGCTGCGCAACATAACGTCCGATAGCCATATCACTAGAAAAAATGCTAGGTAAAGTGTCATCAGTATCAACCAGAACACAACTTGCATACTGTTTGAGAGGAGTTCTAACACCCGCCATAACTGGCGTAGGAATATTGATTTTGAATTGCGAAATCGCATCATAGTATTTTTTAACATAGGTCATTCTCTTTTCTTTAGGATAATCAGCAAACATTGTAGCTGATATTAACATATACATAAACTGTGGTGTTTCAAATACTTCACCATTACTTCTATCTTGTACTAGATATTTGTCAATGACTTGTCTTAAACCAGCATATGTGAAAGTATAATCTCTTTCGTGGTTAATCCAGTTTTCCATTCTATCAAAGTCTTTTCTTTGATACTTTTCTAAAATTTGTTTATCGTAAACATTTTTCTCTACAGCTTTTTTAACGTGGTCAAATAGATGTGGGTGGTCCCAAAGTCTTCCAATAACTTGTTTTCTTAAACTGTAAAGTAATAATCTTGCCGCAACGTATTGATAGTTTGGACTATCTAATGAAATTAAATCTGCTGCTGATTTGATAAGAATTTGTTGAATATCGTCTGTGGTAATATCATTATAAAATTGTAGACCACTTTGCATTTCTACTTGTGAAGATGATACACCACTTATATCTTCACATGCATACTCAACCATTTCATGTATCTTTTCAATGTTAAGTGGTTCTTTACCTCTTGTACCACGTTTAACCACATTAATATTATCAACCATTCGTATCCTCCTATACTTTTTTGTATTCGTTTAATTTCGTTAGTGCTGAAAGTTTTGAGTAAGTGTTTTTATTTAGTAAGTCAGCGAGTTCAGCTTTACTCATGCCAGCCATAATAATATCGTTAATGTCTTTATGTCGCACATCATCTGGCCACACGACCAAGTTGTAATCTTTTTCAACCACATCATACATACGTTTTACAATCTCTTTATTTCTTGGCTCGTTATCAAATATATATGTCACTTGGTCATTACTAATTTTGTTTTTTAAAACTAAATCAGCTCCAGCAGCAGCAAGACAATTATCAACAAAAAGACTATCAAGTGGGCCTTCTGTGATGAAGATAGGTCTTTGAAAATTAACTCTTTCCAAGCCATAAACTTTTTGTTTATTTTCATCTAGTTTTACCGTTAGATATTTTGGTTGTTCTTTACCAAAAGCACGACCTTGAAAAGCAAATAACTTTCCAGTTGTATCATAAAATGGTATGACTAATCTAGGATGGTCTTTATCACCATACGTTTTTGGTTTTACTTTGTTTACTAGTGCGCCAAACTTATCACAAAAATAAAGCTTGTCATAAAATTCACTAGGTATCTTTCTACCTAAAACATATTGTTTAGCTGGGTGTTCATCATCTAATTCTTTTATACTTTTCAAATTGTCAAGTATAGTTCTGTCTTCAAACGCTGGTTTGAAATCAAACTGAGGCTTCGGTGTCGCTGGTGCCCCTTTCTTATATCTTTCTAAAAGATATTCAGAATACATATTTGGATCAACAAACTTAATAAAGTTAGCAAGATTTTGACCCATACCACAATTGTGGCATTTGAAGAACATATCATTTTTTACACGATACAAATATGCTCTTGTTTTTAATTTTGATTTTTTCGAATCGCCACAGTGAGGACATCTAAAATTAAACAGATAATCATTCTTCTGTTTAAATCCTCCTAAACGACTCTTTAAATTAGAGATATACTTTAAATCTATATAACTTGACATAACACACCTTCATAATAACACTATTCATCAAAAAAGTCAACCCTAATTTGAGGCCATCATGTGAACAATTGGCATAAAGTTTTTAGACAATATCCAACCAATAACTATCGCCCCACCTAGTATCAACCATCTATATCTCTCTAATACCCCGACTCTGGCGCCTATATCGTTCTTTAATGACTTGATTTCAATGAGTAGTCTCTTTTCACTCATTTCCACATCTTTCTTTAACTCTCTATAAACATCAGATATTTCATCTGCTCTATCTTTCAATTTCTCAAAGATTATCTCATCTATCTTTTCTTGTCTAGTGATTTTTTCTTCGTGTACAGCTAACATAGATTTAATAGAAGTTGAGACATCTGTCAACTTATCAATAGCTGTATCTATTCTGCCATTAATAGTATTGACATTTTCAATATCTTTTCTTAAAGATTCTATGTCTATTTTTATCTCTGTGTTATCTGCCATTTTCTATCTCGTTAAAGACGTTTATAATTAGCTTAAGTTCCCATATGGGTCATATGCATTTAGAGCATTGATTGATATATTAGCTATATTATATTTATTTTTATGTGGAAGTCAAGTTTCTACGCTGCTAGACCGTGTCGTCTAAGTGTATTTAGTCTTTTTAACTTCCAGAGTTTCATAAATGTACGTTTTCTTCTGCGTAACTTTTGTTTCTTAATTTTGAGCCAATGTAAATTGAGTAAATATAGTTTGAGTTTTTTTTCATTTCTTATTATCCTTTTTGCTAGTAGTCTGATCTTTCTCTTTTGAAGTAAGGTCATAACCCTCCATTAAGTTTGTTACTGGTTTATAGATTGTCACTAACTCCTTTTTACCTTTCACAAATATTCTATCTAATTCTTCTGATTTAATGTTCTTCAATTGTTCTTTTGTATATGAAGAATAAATCAAAGGAGCAACATTACCATCATCATCTTTATAGTTTCTTGTAGCAGCTTCAAGTCTAGCCGCCAAGTTTACAGCATCACCTATTACAGAATAATCAAGTCGGTTTTCACTACCCATATTACCGACAATACAAGTTCCTGTATTTACTCCAGAACCTATATTAATATCTGGTAGACCTTTTTCTCTAAATTCTTTCTTTAACTTTTGTGTTTCTATCGCACATTCTATTCCTGTTTGTACAGCCATCTCTGCGTGATTAGGACAATCAAGTGGCGCATTCCAAAATGCCATAATACAATCACCCATATACTTGTCAATCGTACCACCATTCTTCATAACTATTTTACTCATACGATTTAGATAATCGTTTATAACAGCAACCAAACCTTCTGGGTCATCTTTGTTTTTATAGTATTCAGAGATAGGTGTAAACCCTACAATGTCCATAAACAAAAATGACATTTCTTTTCTATCGCCACCTAGTTTTAACTTTTCAGGATTCTTAACTAGTATGGCAACTTGTCTAGGATCTAAATATTTTTCAAACTGTTTTCTTATTTGTTGTTTTAATTTAAACTCTAAAATAAATCTATTGAATACACTATGAAATCCTACTATCGTCAACACTACTATAATCCAACTTACATCAACTAACATAGAGTGTTTAGTAAAGAAGTAATAACTTGAATATACAGCTATTAAATACCAAGATACTAATTTTATACCTATTACCCAATAAGGCATAAACCTTGTCATTAATATTATGATAGTTCCTAATAAGAAAGATACAGCTAGTTCTGATATAAAACTAATATCAACTCTCTTTATGTTCTTACCATCTAATACTGTATCTAGCGTTGACGCTGTTAGTTCGTATGCGTATCTTTCACCAACTGGTGTTGCGATGATACCACCTAATCCTTCAGCACTCATACCTATAATAACTGTCTTACCTTCTAAAGTAATTTCGTTAGTGTCTAAATCTGCTATTGATATTGTGGGATAACTTTTATTCCATCTTAACCATATTCTACTATTTGCATCTGTTTCTATCTTATTAAAACCTGGTACTCTCATCGCTATAATACCAGCGTCACCTGACTTAACTTGATAACTAGGTGCGCCTACAGCCACCCGTATGACTTCTATAGCCATCGCTGGATAGATGTCTTCGCCTATCTTCATAAGTAGTGGTATTCTTCTTACTACACCATCTACTTCTGGTATTGTATTTGATACACCTACACCACTAGCGATATGAAACTCTGGTATTGGTCCTAGCATTCCACCCCACTCAAATAAGAAAGGTAATGGATCGTTGATTTTCGCAACACCTCTAGGTACTGAATTTTTATTTGTTTGATTTGTTCCTGTTTGTGATATGACTATACCATATTCTAATACACTTGTCAAGGCCTCATCACCACCAAGTCTATCTGACTCACTAAACAACATAGGTAATACTATAACACCAGCGCCTTGATCTCTTAATTTTATAATTATATCAGCAAGTATATCTCTTTTCCAAGGCCACTGTCCATACTTCTCAATTGACTTTTCATCAATAGATACTATTGCAATGTTTTGTGAAATCTCTTTTTGTTCTGATTGAAGTAAAAAATCAAAACCTTTTAGTCTTAATATTTCTTTTACTTGCGGATCTTTGAAACCTATAAATGTGAGAACAAATAAAGTGACAAATGCGATTGTCCAATGAGTTAATATTTTTTTCAAACTGATTTACTTCCGTCTACCATTAAGTGTAAATTGAATTGATACCACATTTCCATATTGTCTTTCCACAAGTATATTTGTGATATTGATAAAACAATAATACTTAATAATATTAAATATATATAAATTTTCTTCATCTATTAGTATTTAGTTTTGTGTGACAGTCGCTGAGCAAGAAGTTTGTGTACAATTTTGATAAAGATAATAATTTTGTGAGGTACTACTATCTTGCGTCAATGTTACACTAGAAGTATTACCACTTAAATTAATTGTGGCATTATGGTCACCACTTCCGTCTTGCGTTACATCTACATTGTGACTATCAGTTAATGTTATTTCTGCATAATGGTCACCTGTACCTTTTTGGTCAACTGCAACATTATTTGATCCGTCTATATCTAAAAACAATTTTTTATTTCCTGTTTCTGTTTGGTCTACATCAACATTATTACTATTTCCTGCTACGATAACTGACATATAATGTTCGCCAACATAATTGATTGCTGATTGGTCTAAATCTACATTGTTTGAATTACCTGTAATACTTAATTTTGCTCTTTGGTCTTGGTTTTGTGTAACTGCCACATTGTTTGAAGAACCTACTACATCTAAACCTAACACATTATCATTACCAATTTGGTCTAAATCTAAAGCATTGTTGTCACCATTTATTACAGCAGATGATGTTAAGTCTGTACCAATAATTAAGTTGTCGTCACCATCTTGTACTATGTTTAGTGTATTATTATCTCCTGTCTGTGTAATATAAATTTGATTACCACTTACAGATTTATTTCTAAATGTGTTAAACTCTGTTGTTTGATTTGAGGTTATACCAGATGTACTTGCTACTAATAATATGCCTTCGTTTTGTAATGTTTGTTGTAGAAAGGCATAGAATCTTGTCATAAATGCTGTTGTACCATTTTTAAATTGTGATTGGTCAAAGGTAACAAATAGTTGACCACCATTACTACCGTAATCATATTTTGCCCACGACTTATAAGTGTGTCCAGTTGAACTGTTAGAACCTAAAGCAGTACCACCTGATTGCATACTGAACAAGTTTCTTGTTACCCAATAACCCGTTGCGTCACCTGAATATGAACCATTTGCATAAGAAACAAAGTTAGCATTGTTACCTAATAATGTAATTGCACCTACACTTAATTTACTTTCTATTAATGCTTCAATACTACCTGTTCTATTATTATTATAAACACCATTACCTGCAATTATAACATTACCACCATTACCAATATAAGTTTCGTATGCCGTCTTACAACTACTACCACAATTTGAATCACCTGCAATATTGATATGTAAATCTTTGCTACTAAAATCTGATAGAGATACACTACCACTATTTGTACCTGTAACTGTATAACCTAAATCTTCTAGTTCACTTTTTAATTGTGTGTATTGGTCACTTGTACTAGACACATAATTTAT